AAAAATGACGCAGAAGATTTGGGCGCTCCAGTTGTAAAACCAACTGACAGTAACCCAGACGCTACGAAAAAGATTAAGAAAGTATCAGATCAGGTCAACAAAGACGCTAACGATGGTTCTTTACCAAAAGATCAAAAACCTTCTACAAAAACAGAAGCTGTTGAAAAAGTAAAAGAAGGCGAAATGCCTAAAGCTGCTTTAGACGCTTTGAAAAAGTCGCAAGACAAAAAAGAAGAAAATGATGAAGATAAAAAAGAAGTTAAAAAAGAATCAGCGGAAGTAGAAATTGACCTATCCGATGATGTTAAAGCATTAGTTTCATCTGACGCTGATTTATCAGAAGAATTTAAAGATAAAGCAGCTACAATTTTTGAAACTGCTGTTAAGACAAGAATTAAGGAACAAACAAAAATCCTTGAGGCACAATACGAAGAAAAACTTTCATCTGAAAAAGAAACAATAAAAGAAGCTATGACTGAAAAAGTTGATTCATACCTAAACTATGTTGTTGAAGAATGGATGAAAGAAAATGAATTAGCGGTTGAAAGAGGAATTAGAACTGAAATCGCTGAAGACTTCATAACTGGTCTTAAAGATTTATTCAAAGAACATTACATTGATGTTCCTGAAGAAAAATATAATGTGCTAGATGACTTAACAAATCAGAACAAAACTCTTGAAGATAAACTTAACGAACAAATTGAAAAAAATGTTGAGTTAAGCAAACAAGTTTCTGACGCTGATAGAAGCTCAATCGTTGCTGAAATTTCAGACGATTTAGCAGATACAGAAAAAGAAAAGTTTACTTCAATGGCTGAAAATGTTGAGTATGATAGTGCCGAGAAATTTAGAGAGAAGTTAGAAACTATTAAAGAATCTTACTTCCCTAAAAAGAAAATAGTAGAAAGCTCATCTAAAGATGATGTTGATACTGTTGCGGCTAACGCTCCAATTGAGGGCGACAACAATGCTATGGCTGCATACACAGCCGCTATTACTAAAAACATTAAATCTGTAAAGATTTAATAAATCTTAAATAAGGAGAGATAAAAAAATGTATCTTACTGAAAACTTACAAGAAAAATGGCAGCCAGTATTGGAGCATCCAGATTTACCAAAAATCGAAGACGCTTACAAAAGAGCTGTAACAACTGTAATTCTTGAAAACCAAGAAAAAGCAGTTAGAGAAGACAGATCATTTATGACAGAAGCTGCGCCTACAAACGCAACTAGCTCATCTGTTGATAACTGGGATCCTGTTTTAATATCATTAGTTAGAAGAGCAATGCCAAATCTTATCGCTTACGATATCTGTGGTGTTCAACCGATGACTGGTCCAACTGGACTAATCTTCGCTATGAAATCAAGATATGGTTCACAAGCGGGTGCTGAGGCATTATTTGACGAAGCTGATTCAGACTTTGCTGCTGAAGACGCTGCTTCAGATACTGGTTCGCCAGACTCACATTCAGGCACAAACCCTGCAACTCTTAACGATTCACCATCTGCTGGAACTTACACAACTGGTTCTGGAATGTCAACTACACAAGCAGAAACATTAGGTGATGGAACTGACGAGTTTGCTGAAATGGCTTTCTCAATAGATAAAGTCACGGTGACTGCTAAATCAAGAGCTCTTAAAGCTGAATACACTATGGAACTTGCTCAAGACTTAAAAGCAATCCATGGTCTAGACGCTGAAACAGAACTTGCTAACATCCTATCTTCTGAAATCCTTGCGGAGATCAATAGAGAAGTTGTTAGAACAATATACACTACTGCAAAAGCTGGTGCTCAAGTTAATACTACAACGGCTGGTATTTTTGATCTTGACACAGACTCTAATGGTAGATGGTCAGTTGAGAAATTCAAAGGACTATTATTCCAACTAGAGCGTGACGCTAATGCGATAGGTCAACAAACGAGAAGAGGAAAAGGTAATTTAATTATCTGTTCAGCTGATGTTGCTTCTGCACTTCAAATGTCAGGTGTTTTAGATTACGCTCCTGCTCTTGCGACAAACCTAAATGTAGATGACACTGGTAATACTTTCGCTGGTGTACTTAACGGTAAATTCAAAGTATATGTTGATCCATATTCTGCGAATGTATCTGCAAGTCAATTCTATTGTGTAGGTTACAAAGGAACTTCACCTTACGACTCTGGTATTTTCTATTGCCCTTATGTACCATTACAAATGGTAAGAGCAGTTGGTCAAGATAGTTTCCAACCAAAAATCGGTTTCAAAACTAGATATGGTATGGTTGCTAATCCTTTCGCAACATCTAACGGTGCTGGTGCAATTGATTTAACATCACCTGCAGCTGGCGACCAGAATGTATATTACAGACGAGTTAAAGTTACTAACATCATGTAATATTGGTTGACTACCGATTACGAAAAAAGGGGGGTTTTTACTCCCCTTTTTTTTAGCCTAAAATTCATTATAAATAGTAGTATGACAACAACAAATATAATTAATAGAGAGCCTACTAAATTAGACTATGCAAGTCCAATACAGTTTAGATTTAAAATTACTAAACTTCCTAAAGTAGAATTCTTTATACAGACAGCAAACATACCTGGTATAAATTTAGGTACAGCAACTGTGCCAACACCTTTGTATGACTATCCTGTACCTGGTGATACTTTAACTTATCAGTCACTAGATATTTCATTTTTATGTGATGAAAATTTATCTAACTATAAAGAATTACACGACTGGTTAAGTGGTTTAGGATTTGCTAAAAATCATACCGAGTTTGCAGATTTACAAGGAACAAGTGCTGACAGATTTCCTGGTACAACAGCAAGTACGGCTGCAACAGGTACATCTATTAAACAACCACTTGCTGAAGGTGGTATATATTCAGACGCTACACTAACAGTTTTAAATAGTAAGAACATTGCTAAAACAGAAATAAGATTTAAAAATGTTTATCCTACTACTTTAGGATCATTATCTTATGATATTAAGGCAAGCGATGTTGATTACTTGCAAGTAGCAGCAAGTTTTAATTATTTAAATTATGATATAGTACAACTATCTACTACATAAAAAATATAGGATGATTATTGATGGAAACTTTAAGATGGATAGACACGGCCGTGTGCCTGGGTAATGGGCAATCAAGACAAGGTCTAGACCTCAACAAATTAAAAAAATACTCAACAGTAATAGGTTGTAACGCAATTTATAGAGATTTTGAGCCTGATATATTAGTAGCATTAGATTCAAGAATGAGTCACGAAATATATAGATCAGGTTATGCACAAAAGAATCTTTGTTATCTAGGATACTGGACACCTATACCAAGTGTGGTTGGTGACTTTATGATAGCAGATAAATGGTATGGCAAAGGTGAAATTGATAACGAACCTAATGGTTGTGAAAATGTTGTTTATCACGGTGCCGATGGTGTATTTACTTTAAATGTTAAAGTTAAAAAAGGTGAAAGTGTTGGCATAAGTTATATAACAGGTGTAAAACCTGGTGATAAGGTTACCGATATTGATCCTAAAGTAGAAAACTTTGCCTATGCAACAGGCAGTAGATCAGTTTATCTTGCTTGTGAATTAAATGCTAAAGAAGTATATCTAGTAGGTCACGATTTATATTCTGATAATAACAAAGTAAATAACATATATGCTGGGTCAAAAAGTTATGCAGAAAAGGACGCATTGGCAGCCAGACCTGATAATCCAGATGAAACATATAATTGGATACTACAACACAAAAATACATTTGATAAATTTAAAGATGTACAATTCTATAAGGTGAATAAGGGGAAGCAAAAAACCGCTTCCACTATAAACGAATGGAGTTCGTGTGATAACCTAAAGTATATCTCCATAGAAGAAATGGAACAAAAGCTTTACAATTAACCGAAAAGGTGATATAATAACATTATGACATTAGAAGAATTACAACAATCCGTAAATAAAGATTTTAAACTAGATGATACCGAATTAGATAGAGAATCGGTAAACATACCATTATTACATAACAAGTATTTAATACACTTTAATAAGTTTAATTTACTATTAAAGAAAGCAGATCAAGAACATAAAACACTTACAAGAGAAAAGTGGGAATACTATACAGGTAAAGCAGACCCTAGTGTATATCAAGCAAAACCTTTTGATATAAAAGTATTAAAAGCTGATGTTCATATCTATATGGATTCTGATCCTGAATTACAAAAGGCAGATCAAAAAGTTGCTTACTTAAATCAAATAGTAAAATACCTTGAACAAGTATTAAGAGGTGTAAACAATAGAACATTTTTAATTAAGAATGCTATTGAATGGAAAAAGTTTACTAGTGGTGCAATATAATGGATCATCAAAAAGTATTTTCAACAAACATCTTTATAAAAGATAATTATTTAACACCTCAAAGATTACCTGCTATGCAGGAAGAGATTCATAAATTATATGCACATAGAAAGCATAACGATAATTGGCAGACAGGACCTAAATTACATTTAGAAGAACCATTTAAATGGTTTGCAACAACCGTAGGTACAACTGCCTTTGATATAATTGACAAATTAAACTACAATGTAGAACAAATAGAAATAACTGGTATGTGGGGTAATGTATTAAACCCTGGTGAAACACACCCACCACATACACACTCTAATAATTTTTTAAGTGGAGTATTTTATTTAGAGTCCGATGCTGAAACTGGTATTATTTTTTCAGACCCAAGACCAGCAGCAGATGTACTAGTGCCAAGAAAGAAAACAAAGACTAACGAAAATTCAAACTTACTATCCTATATTTCAAAACAAAACAGACTAATAATATTTCCTTCGTGGTTAGTACATTGGGTCCCAATAAACAAGTCTAAAAGAAATCGCATAAGTATTTCTTTTAATATACAGATAAAAGGACAAGTAGGTGAACAACACGAATTCCAATCCGCAGAATACTAATCTCTTAATTATAGAAAAGAAAAACGAAGTTTACATTACAATAGAATGTGAATCAGATGTACAAAGAGAGATATCGGAGTTTTTTACTTTCTATGTACCAGGCTATAAGTTTATGCCTGCATTCCGAAATCGTATGTGGGACGGTAAAATTAGATTGTTCTCACAAAAAACAAAAGAGATATACTTTGGTCTATATCCATATGTAAAAGCATTTGCCGAAGAAAGAGGATATACCATAGTAGCAGGTAAAGATGTAGAAGTAGATAATAAGGTAAACAAAGATACTGTAAAACATTTTTGTAATAGTTTAGGTCAAAAATTTGAGGCAAGAGATTATCAAATAGACGCTGTATATAATAATTTAAGATTTAATAGATCACTACTATTAAGTCCTACGGCTTCTGGTAAATCGTTTATAATATATGCATTGATAAGATATTACACACATCTTTTAAAAGATAAAAAGTGTTTATTAATAGTTCCTACAACATCACTAGTAGAACAAATGTATACCGATTTTGAATCGTATGGTTGGAATGTAAAGAAAAATTGTCATAGATTATATAGTGGATATTCAAATCAGACAGATAAGAAAGTTTTAATATCTACATGGCAAAGTTTATACAAATTACCGAAATTATATTTTGAACAATTTGGTGCTGTATTTGGTGATGAGGCACACTTATTTAAATCAAAATCATTAACAGAAATTATGACCAAACTTATTGATTGTAAATATCGTATTGGTCTTACAGGTACATTAGATGGTGCTCATACACATAAACTAGTATTAGAAGGTTTATTTGGTGCCGTAAACAAAGTCACATCTACTAAAAAGCTAATTGATAAAAAACAATTAAGTAACCTGGCGGTCAGATGCTTGATTCTTAAACATAGTGAAGCCAATGCTAAAATGGTAGCAAATGGTAAGTATCAAGATGAAATAGATCATTTAGTTTCTAGTAAACCAAGAAACAACTTTATTAAAAATTTAGCACTTAAAATAAAAGGAAATACTTTAATATTATTTCAGTTAGTAGAAAAACACGGAAAGGGATTATATGAACTTATTGAAAATAAATCGGGAAAAGATAGAGAAGTCTTTTTTGTCTATGGTGGAGTGGACGCGGAACAGCGTGAAAAAGTTAGAGAGATTACCGAAAAAAGCAACAACGCTATTATCGTTGCAAGTTATGGGACTTTCAGTACAGGCATTAATATACGGAACTTGCATAACATTATTTTTGCTAGTCCTAGTAAGTCTAGGATAAGAAATCTACAATCTATTGGTAGAGGATTAAGATTAGGCGACAATAAAGTTAATGCGACACTATACGACATAGCAGATGATTTGCAATACAAGTCAAAAGAAAATTTTACCTTAAAGCACTTCCAAGAAAGAATAAATATATACACAGAGGAAGAATTTGATTACGAAATACATAATATTAACCTAAAGGACTAAATAGTTATATGGATAATAATACCGATTATCGTATGGTCAAATTAACTGATGGTACTACTATTATGGGTAGCATTACAGTTGATAAAGATTTCCTACGAATCACAAACGCATTAGAATTACACACGGTACAAAGAGAAACGGAATTTGGTATGAAGGACGATTCTACTTTAGCGCCTTGGCTACCCTTTACGGATGATAAAACATTTGTGATACCTAGAGATAAAATTTTAGTAATCACCCAAGCGGACAAACACATTTCACATTATTACGAAGTTATACTAGATAAACTAACTAAAGCAAAACAAAATGCCAAACCTGTTCTATCTGCTGAAGAAATGGAAAAGATTTACAAGTTAGCAGATCAAATGGACAAAATGCATAAAGATGAAGATATGAGGGGGCGTGAAGAAGATTTGATTGATTTATTTGGAAAGAAAACTATACATTAAAATATATGTTAGCTAGGTGGTCTCTCAAGCGACTACATAGTCAGTATAACATAGAATCCCAAACTCGTCAAGCATTTTGAAAAAAATAATTACTAGCGGCTTTACATTTGTTAGCAAAAATGTTATAATGATTATATAATCAAGAAAGAAAATTATGAGTGAAAAACTAAAAGCAAAACAGAAACCTCATTATGTAGATAATAAGAAGTTTCTTGTAGCAATGACCGAATGGCGTTTAAAGTACGACAAAGCAGAAAAGGCAAAAAGAAAACAGCCTGCTGTGACTAACTATATTGGTGAGTGTTTTTTAAAGATTGCTAATCACTTATCTTATAGACCGAATTTTATAAACTATACCTATCGTGATGATATGATATCAGATGGTATAGAAAACTGCTTACAGTATATGAGCAACTTTAATCCAAACAAAAGTAATAATCCATTTGCATATTTTACACAAATTATATATTATGCATTTATAAGAAGAATACAAAAAGAAAAGAAACAGCAAGATGTAAAGGCAAAATTAATTGCTAATTCAGGTGCTGAAATGATGATGGATTCTTTAGTGGGTGATGACGCTCAATACAAAAATCAGATGTTAGATTTCTTACAAAAAAATGTAAAAGAAAGCGATAAAAAAGAAATTAAAAAAAAGTAGTTATATAATTAGGTAGGTATGAAAATAGCGTTATTAAACGACACACACTTTGGTGTCCGTAATGATAGTATGATCTTTGATGATTTTATACATAAGTTTTATGATGAAATCTTTTTCCCATATTTAGAAAAACATAATATCAAAACACTAATACATTTAGGTGATGTAGTTGATAGAAGAAAATATATTAATTTTAGAGTAGCAGATAACTTTAGAAAAGGTTTCTTAAACAAACTATGGGATATGAAGATAGATACCCATATACTTATCGGTAATCACGATATCTATTTCAAAAACACAAACAAAGTAAACTCCTTACAACAATTATGTACAGCACCTGATGGTGTTAATGAACCTTGGATATATGAAGAACCAAAGGTTGTTGACTTTGATGGTCTAAAGATATTAATGTTGCCGTGGATAAATCCTGAAAATCAACAACAATCCTTTGATATGCTAAACACAGCACAAGCAGATATCTGTATGGCACATTTAGATTTAAATGGTTTTTATATGCATGAAAATATAACACAAACTCATGGTTATGATAAAAGTATTGTAAAGAGATTTGAAAAAACATTTAGTGGTCACTTTCATACAAAAAATGATGACGGCCAAATATTTTATTTAGGTAGTCAATATGAAAT